TTTTTGGAGAATCTACGGACTCGGAGAGCGGGGACCATCCCGCACCACAATCTTCGGACACTGGACCGAATGCGACCAGGTCCCCGGAGACGCCAAACTGATAAACTACGGCCTGGACTTCGGGTATTCAAATGACCCTACGGCGGTAGTGGCCGTCTATTCGTACGGCGGTGGAACCCTGGTAGATGAGATTTGTTACGGCACTAGGCTATCGAACGCCGATATCGCACGCATCCTGCAGCCGTTCGGAAAGGTTCCCGTAATTGCGGACAGCGCCGAACCCAAAAGCATAGACGAACTGGTAGGCTACGGCATTAACGCGCACCCTGCCAGGAAGGGCCCCGATTCCGTACGGGCGGGAATACAGTACCTACAATCTAAACCGCTCACCGTTACCGGCCGGTCCCTGAACCTCATTAAAGAACTGAGGAACTACAAGTGGCGCGAGGACAAAAACGGAAAGGCATTGAACGAGCCGGTGGACGCCTTTAACCATGCCGTAGACGCGCTAAGGTATGCAGCCACCTGGAACCAGGCGGCGCCCAACTTCGGACGGTACCGGGTAGGATGAAAAAAAAATATAGCAGACGTTTGGAGAATTAGAAAGGTTGCCTATCTTTGTGGGGTCAAACACTCCAAACGGCACCGCCATGAACCACTTTACCGTAACCCCCGAAGGACGCATCTCTGGACCGAAAGACTACATGCTCGAGCGTTTCCGCACTTACATGGACACCATCGAGTCCGGCCAGAGCGTGCTGTTCAACCAAGCCATTCTCCGTAGCCCAAACATGGAAACGGCCATTGCCGTATGCCTTGAAACGGACTACAACCAGTGGAAGAATACCGCAAGGTTAGCCCAGGGGCTCTACTAAAATGCGGAGACGAAACGCGAGGGGCTACGGCCCCTTTTTTTGTGCCTATTTTTGAGGAAATCAACCCCTTTACGTTAACCGAGAAATGAGAATACCAGACCGCTGGCAGGACCTTACCCTAGGACAGCTTCAGCACCTCATGACCACAGAAGACCCTATGGAGCGCGTGCGCCTGGTGGCAGGGCTCAGCCAGGACCAGGTGCGGCAAATCCCGTTCGGGGAAATTCAAGCCGCGAGCGAGCACCTGGAGAACATGCCCGAAACGAGCCGCCACCTCCCAGTGCTCACCCTGGCGGGTAAGACCTACGGGTTCATCCCAGACTGGGACGAATTCAGCACGGGAGAATGGATAGACCTGGAGTACATGCAGCGCGATTTCTGGCCAAATGCGCACCGCATTATGGCGCTGCTATACCGTCCTATTGAGCTGCAATTTGGAGACCGTTACACCATTAAAAAGTACACCGCACGGGAGGACAGCACCCCGTTCAAGGCTATGCCAGCCGACCTGTTTTCAGGTGCGATGCTTTTTTTTTGGAATACTCAAAGGGAATTACTGTTGAATTTGGAGCACTCTTTAATGGAGGCGGCCGAGAAAGTGAATTCGGCAGCAAGTGGGGATGGTATCACAGCCTCTGCGAAATCGGCGGCGGGTACCTCTACATGGACCAGGTTACGGAGCGCCCTATTCGGTCGGTATTCACGCACCTCTGCTACCTAAAAGACCTAGCACACGAAACCAGGCAGGCTAAATGATTACTCTAAACACCTTCATAAACCGGTTTCGGGACTTCGCCGAGAACCACTATTTCCTAAAATCCTTTTCATTCGGGGCTCCGGAAGACCTCGACCTGGGAAAGGTGGACCAGTACCCTATTATGCACGTGGTGTATACTGGAGCCACCTACGAGGACACGACAAAGAGTGTAGATTTCGAGGTATATATTTTCGATTTGCCGACCTATTATGACAGTAAGACCGAACGGCAAAAGGAGGTAGTAAGCGATGCGGAACAGGTGGCAGAAGATATTATCGCAGATATCTCAAACGGGTTTAATATCTTCATAGATGAGGAAAACTACGAGGTAACAAACGCGGTTATAACGCCCCTCCAACAGGAAGGCAGCAACATGCTCGCGGGGGTGCTGCTAGACCTGACTATAGAGATTCCCTATGACCGTTCCGCGTGCGATGCTCCTATTAACGGAGTGACCCCAGAGGGCACAGAGATAACGTACGCCAGGCGCGGGGTGCTTCGAGTTCTCACCCAGGACGGAACGGTAGATGTTCTGAGCGTGCGCACTATCAAAGTGACAAACGGCACCCTCACAGATGAAGGTAACGGTATAGTATCCATTGACACGGGCGGGGTGGATTCCCTGGGACAGCTCACCGACGTAACGATTACCGACCCGCTAGACCATGACGCGCTAATTTATGATGAGGTAACGGCTCAGTGGATTAACGGAGCGCCCAGGGCGCTAGATATCCAGGTGCACAATAACAGCGGGGCAGCTATCGCAAAGGGCGTTCTGTGCAAGGCGGTAGGGGTACACGGAGATAAAGTAACGGTGGGCCTGTTTGCCCTGGGGGTGGATAGCCCGAAGTACCTGCTAGGGGTAACCTATGCCCAGATAGCAAACGGCGCCGACGGGCACGTACGTACCTACGGAGAGGTTCGACAGCTGAACACGAACGCATACACCCCAGGCACCATTTTGTACGCCTCTCCTACACCTGGGGCATTCGTAACCACCGCACCATTCCCGGAGATTCCGGTAGCTATTGTGACCCGCCAGCAAATCAATACAGGCCGCATATTCGTACGAACGTGGGTACCTGGGGGTGGAGGTGCAGGAACCACTACGAACCCCACTACAGCCGTCCTAACAAACGCTGCGTACACTGCTCCGGCCTATGCGGGTAAATCGAACTACCTGCTCATTCCGCCGCTCAACCTTTGGACGGTGAACCAGGGCAGCCTCACGGTAGCGGTGAACACGGCCGGAGCTCAAAACCTGCTCACCTTCACCGGCAACCTCACGGGCCGACCGATTACAGGAAACATTACCGTGGGCTATACGGGCTTAGGCACTGGAACGCTAAAGGTCCAGGTGCTCGACAAAGTGGGAGCGCTTTTTGTGACTGTGGCAGAGATTAACACAAAGTACAGCTTCGGCGCACAGGTGGCTAAATTGTCATTCACCTACAACACCACGAACGCGAGCGCGCAGTTTGCGTTTGCTATCACTCCTAGCCCTACCATGGTGGGTAATGCCTACCTAAACACCGTCTCAATTAACATCTAATATGGCCTATATAGTCACCTTCGAGCGGAACGCGCTAGACCAGGACCAGGTTCTGGTGCGCATCCTGGATGACAGCACCGGGAGCTACGTAGAGCAGACGCGGTTAGAGATAAACTACGCCCAGTATAACGCATCCGTGGTAGGTGGGCTAGTCTCGGTTACGAATAAGACCACCCTAGAGGCTTTATTTGAGACGCAGCCGTTCGATTTATACCGGAGAAATACGGCACCATACAACACTTGGGGATTTGATGCGGCCAGCACGGTAAGCATGCTAAACGTAGAGATAGGGGGCAGCGCCACCGGCGCATCTCCACCTCCGGTTTTCATGTTCAGCAATTTCGTAGCAGGCGGGAACACGATTACACCGGACAATACCGCGGACACGCTCACCTTCACTGCGGGCTCTGGTATCTCTATTGCTGGCAATATCTCCACAGATACTATTACAATCTCAAATACGGGCACCCGTGGAGTATTTGGCACTGCGCCTATTCAGGTAGGGGTAGACCTTTCGGGGAATGCTACGGTAAGTATTGACGCCGCGACCACCTCCGCCCCAGGCTCCATGAGTGCTGCCGATAAAACCAAGCTGGACGGCATCGGAACCGGGGCTACCGTGGTCTCTGTAACAGGCACGGCACCTATTGTTTCGAGCGGTGGAGCGAATCCGGCTATCTCAATCACAGCCGCCACAACCTCAGCCGCGGGCTCTATGAGCTCTGCGGATAAAACGAAATTAGACGGCATCGCGGCGGGTGCGGAAGTGAACGTAAACGCGGACTGGAACGCGGTTAGCGGGGATGCGCAAATCTTAAACAAACCAACTATACCCACACAATACAGTGTAGTAGCAACAAATAGCACCACTACCTATCCCCTGGTGCTGGCGGACGCAAACGAGTTTATGGTATGCGATTCCACCTCGAATTTTACTATCACTATCCCTCTAAATTCCACAGTGGCGTTTCCAACTGGAACAGAAATAGCGTTCATGCAGCGCAACACAGGAACGGTAACCGTCCAGGGAACTGGAGGGGTAACCCTGCTCTCAAGCCAAACGGCACGGACGGCTAAGCAAAACGCGGTTATAGCAATTAAGAAAATCGACACAGACACGTGGGTATGTGTAGGTGACCGTTTAGCATTATGAACTTCTTTAACCACATAGCCAGCTCCTACGTGGCACCTCCGGCGGCCGCGTTCGTAACTACGAACCTGCAGACCTACTGGGACGCAAATAACCAGGGCTCACCATGGCCGGATTTGCATAACACCTACAATAGTACCGGGTTCACTTATAACCTTAGCCTGGCTAATGGAGCGGCATTTACAACTATAGGCGGGGTGAACGCGCTCTATTGCGATGGGGTAAATGACTACGGAGTAAATAGTATGCCTGTAAACACCAGCGACCCGTTACACATTAGCCTGAATCGAAATTTCACTAACGAGTTTTGGATTCGCTCTAACGGTGCCTGGCTGGGTAGCGGTAACATATTCGCAGCCGCCTACAATACTGGTATTCGTATGAGGTGGAGCGGTTCCGCAATGATTATTTACGCGCCAAATATTGATACATTTAACACAACCTATGGAGGTAGTGGAGTGTGGACTTTAGACACCTGGCACCACATGGTGGTAACCATGGAGGACCTAGGGGCAAATGACCGTCTGACGGTTTACAGAAATACTGTAGTAGCCGGTCAGGACACAACAGGCAACTATAACCCTACCGCAAACTTGAACCATTTTTTCCTTGGCACCTACCAGGGTAGCGGCGAGTATCAGCGCATGTACACAGGTTTAGTAAGACGTTACAATAGAGTGCTAACCGCAGCCGAAATAGCCCAAAATTTTAACGCCGAGAAAGCACGATTCGGTTACTAATGGCACGCAAATACTATCTCATGGCATCCCCCGACCTTTTGCAGGTTGATTACGATTTGCTCGCAGATGACAGCATGGACACTACCAGGTATTCCGTGGATGGACAGTGGGCAATAGTGGAATATAAAAACGAACCGGTAGGGCTCCCGTTTACCGTATGGACAAATGATGAGGCATGCGAATACCTGGAGGCGCATTTTGACGAATGGAATGAACCCACGGTAGGCCCAGAATTCACCTAAAATGGCAAAGGCAAAAGCACAGGCTACCGCGGTACGAATTGAGCGCACGGTATCGCGCCCAGGGGTACACGCGAAGACCAAACAGAGCAAGATTAAGACCTCGAAGCTCTACAAGAAACCGTACAAGGGGCAGGGTAAATGAGCCAGCTAATAGCGATTCTCCAGTACCTGGGGCCCGGCATGCCGCCGCCATATAACGCGCGCCTAGACTTGAACGCCGACGGGTTTATTACCGTCCTGGATTTCCTGTTGGCCCTGGCCGCTTACTGAGATGAGCACCGAAGCAGAGCGCATGTGGGTATGGTTTGCCGGTGAGGTGGTGGACGCCTCCAGGCGCGAGCTAGGGACCCGGCGTGTAGGTAAGAACAAGAACTACGGGGTAGCCACCCGCGACCTGCAGAAAAGCCTTTCGTTCAAGCTGAAGAAAGGAAAGGGAAAGGTTCAAGCCGTGGAGCTCATGGCGACCGGGAAAGCGTCCAGGTATGCAGCCTTTATGCACTGGGGCGTGAACGGCACTCAGGTACGCAGAGGCTCGCCCTATTCCTACCGCGACAAACAGCCGCCCACCTCTGCAGTACGGGAATGGATGAAGGTAAAGCCGGTTCGATTGCGGGACCCGAAGACCGGCGAATTCATCAAGCAAACAGAGCGCGGTTTAAATTCGGCCGCGTTCCTCATTGCTCGTTCAATCAAACGTAAAGGAATCGAGGGCGTCCGTTATTTCGTAAACGGGTTTGAGTGGGCTATGAACAAACACGGGGACACGGTAGCGGAAACCCTGGGTAGGGACTTTGCCCAAAAGCTCAGCGCACGTATAGGAACTATAACTATAAAATCGAAATAATGGCCGCCTCTTTTGTCTCAAATCCAGCGGAGACGTTCGTACCTGCAGGGCAACAGCTCATCTATACCCTGTCTACCTCGGCTACCATTACGGACACGTTCGCCTTCATTGTCCAGGTATTCGAGAGCGGGACCGAGATAGGCAAATACTACCTCAAGGCGAACAGCAATAACCGCGCGCACTTCGACCTGGGGCGCATTATTCAGAACCGGACGGTGGTAGATACCTCGAACTATCTAGGCACCACCTTCCTGCACGATTACACCGCGCTACCGTACACCAGGGCAAACGCGGGTATCACCTGGTATCAGGTTCGCATAGGCGAATACACGGGCACGGAGGCCCTCAACCAGGCGAACCGTAGCCTGTGGGTAATTGACGGGTACGAACAGCCGTCTAGCGGTTTGCATCCCTCGTTTGCCGATTACTACGGCACCGCCGCCAGTAAGAAATTCTGGCTCACAGACCGGCCCGCGGTAAGCAATGTAATAACCATAACTGCGGGAGATGAGGATGAAGGGCTAATGGCGTTCCTAAATAGGTCCACAATTTCGGACGTGCGCCGATTGAACTTCCAGGTGGTGCCACCTACGGGCGCCCCTATCACACAGAACAAAACCGTAGACGCCACGAACGGGAGCCAGGTACCTACCGACGTTTCACCGGTTAACGGGTTCCTCACCTATGCCGGGGTAATGCCCGCCCAGGTGCTGGCCATGACCGGCGCCACCGCCTGGACGGAGATAGTGGTAACCCCACAGGACGCAGCCGGGGTACAAAAGGGGCACGCGCTCCGCATCCTGAGGGACTGCCCAGGCCCTCGCGGTAGCGGTACTCAGGTAGCGTTCGCAAACACGCGGGGCGGGTGGGATTTCCTCCGGTTCGACGGGTTCACGCGGCGCCAAATCCGAAGCGAAGAAAAGCCCTACCGTAAAGCCCTGGGAAATTACGGCGCCTCTAGTTTCACGTGGAACAGTTACGAGCCTGAGACGGTCCCGTACCAAAAAACCGGCACGATTACGTATCAGCTGAGCGGGGTATTCGGGGTAAGCGATTCGGCCATTATCGGCCCGCTGTTGCGTTCGCGCCAGGTTTACGTTCGGGTGGATAGCCGGTGGCAGCCGGTGCGCATTACGGACGCCGCAGCGCCCTACAAAGAGCGAGCAGATGGAAGGCTCACCCAGTTCAACATGAACGTAGAACTTACACAGCCGGTCCGATGCTGACCCTAATGGCCTTTCGGGGGACCTGGATAGAGTTAGACCTCTACCAGTTCGAGCCGGTAAACCTGAACTACAAGTTCACCGACCTAGAGCAGCTGAACGCTCCCGCATCTAGCTACTCTCAGACCTTTAGGTTACCCCTCACTAAAACGAATGAGGCCGTATTCGGTCCGTTCGACCTGAGCCAGGTACCTAGCTTCGACCTAAAAACGCGCACCCAGGCGCGTATTATGAAGGGCGGGGTACCGCTCATTACGGGCTATCTCCAGGTGAAAAGTTGGTACCTACAGAAGGGGCAGTTCGTGGATTTGGAGGTAGCGTTCTTCGGTGAGGCGGCGGACCTGTCGCGCACTATCGGGGACGCCACCCTGGATAATCTCAACTTCACCACCGAGAACCACACGGTAAACTTCACGAACGTAACCAACAGCTGGGCAGGCACGCTACAGTCTGGAGCGTTCCGGTACGGCCTGGTAGACCGGGTAAAAAACTGGGACGGCACCACCAACCCAGGAACCGGGGCGCTGCAGCCTACCGATATGACCCCTTTCATTCGTGTTAAAACGGTCCTAGATAAAGTATTCTCCACCGTCGGGTTCACCTATTCGAGCGCCTTTTTCACGGCGCAGACGGACCTGTATTTGATGCTCCATAACGGGGGCCCTTCGCTCAAGTTCGTGGAGGATTCCGCGAGCGCGAAGTTCTGGGTAGGCCGAACTACCGACCTGAGCCTAACGGCGCCCACAGCATGGACCGACGTAACCCTACAAGAGGTTTCCCCGTTCTTCGATTACGGCTCAGACTACGCCGCGCCTACGTGGACAGTTCCGTTTAGCGGGACCTATAAACACCAGTTCTATTTCCGGTATAGCACGAGCGGCCCCGGCCCTACGGTTTCGTTCCGTCTGTCGAACGGAACCACCCACTACACCCTGGCAACTTCTGGCACCGATTTCTTTACGCGCCAGGCCACACTGAAAGAGTACTTCACGGGAGGCAGCACGTGGAAACTCCAGGTGCAAGTCTCAGCCGGGAACCTCACCCTGAACGCGGGCGCTGGGACTTTGGGGGTAGGTGGCACCTCATGGACCATTACCGAAGCGGTAGCGGCCATTAGCACCCTGGACGTATCGCGGAATTTTCCCGATATGCGCCAAATGGATTTCTTGGCAGGGCTCCAGAAATGCTTTAACCTGGTATTCATCCCAGACCGTTATGACCCGAAGAAAATCTATATAGAGCCCTACACGGACTACATGGCAGCGGGGGATGTGAAGGACTGGACGAACCTATTGGACCTCTCCCAGGACGTGCAGGTGAACACCACCGCCGACCGCCAAAAGCGAACCTATATCTGGACGCATGATGAAGGCGAAGACTTCCTAAACGCAGCTGTCCAGGCATCCGGCCGGGTGTACGGACGGCACCGCATTCTGGACCCTGGCAACGCCTTCGCCACCGGAGAGCAGAAAACGGTGAGCGGGTTCGCGCCGTTCGTTACGAGCTACGTTCCAGGCACCGCCTATAACATCGCGCGCATCCTGTCCGATGATGGAGAGCAGCCAGATATCGCGGAGCTCAAACCTAGGCTAGCGTATTGGAACGGCCAACTTGCGCAGCCTTTCCTAATCGATAATGCAGGAACCCCTTCCTCGCAGAACATGCCCTACCTGGGACAGTTCAATACGAATAATACAGAGGATGCGGACGTGGCGGAAGATTCGCTAATGTTCGGTATCGAATTACCGTTCTTTCGCATTACGGCTAACCCCTACGACACCCTGTATAACAAGTACTGGCAGCAATACGCGAACCAGTTGTACAGCTCAGATGCGCGTATACTTACCGCATCGTTCCGGCTCACCACGGCCGAGATTTCTACGTTCGAGTTTAGCGACAAAATCTACCTATTCAACACCTACTGGAGGGTGCTAGAGATTACCGGGTTTGACCCGACGGTGGACGGGGTGTGTAAGGTTCAGCTGCTCAAAATCCTGGGCACTATGCGGGACTGCACGTACCTACCTGCTACGGGACGGACGGGCCGAATTGAATTTACCACTTCTTCGGGTTCGGGTATCTTCACGGTAAACCGGGAGTGCTGCGAGAAATACGGATTCGTATACGTAGCGGGCACGGCAAACTGTTTCCAGCCATGAAGCTAAGAGAACAAAAGGACCATGGTTATTTGATGGAGGCTATACTGCTGCTCCAGTCTAAACGGCGGGCGCCGCGGTGGGTAAAGTACCTAGATTACTTCCTGGCCTTTTGTATTGCGGTAGGGTGGCTCATTTTAATTTTTAGGCTAGCGTTATGGCTCGTAAAGACCCAGTAGTAAAAATCGAGGCGGATACTTCGCAGCTGGATAAAGCATTCCAGGATGCGGAGGACGCGGTAGATAATCTGAGTAAAACCGGGCAGAACGCTATCGGAGCGCTCGACCGGGTTACGGGCGGGTTTGCGTCTCAGCTAGTAGGGGCAGGCGCGGGTATACGGTCTCTAATCGGAGGCCTGAACGCCACCAAAATCGCATTTGCGGCTACGGGTATAGGCCTCTTTGTTACGGCCTTAGGGTCCCTGGTGGCCTACTTCCAGAGCACCGACGAAGGCGCCGAGAAATTAGAACGCGCCATGGCGGGCCTACGGGCAGCGTTCCAGGTTGTGGTAGGGGTGGCTGCTAAGCTGGGCGAGGGAATCGTGAACCTGTTTACCAAACCGCGCGAATCCCTAACGGAGTTTGCCGGTCTGGTTAAACAGTACGTCATAGACCAGTTCACCAAAATCCTGGACGGGGTAGGCTCGCTAGGTACCGCTATGCAACAGGTATTTAGCGGGGATTTTAAGGGCGCCCTAGAGAGCGCGCGCCAGGGGTTAGGCAAACTAGGGGACGCGGCCCTGTCTTTAAACCCGGCTACGGCGGTAGTTAAAGCATTCGCGAATGAGGTAGGCAAAGTGGCCACCGAAGCGAGCGCCGCGGCCGATGCCGCTGCACGCCTGGCAGGGGCTACCCAGGCCCTAGAGGACAGGCAGCGGGACCAAATTATCTCCCAGGCTCGAGTGCGGAAAGAGATAGCCGCGAACCGCCTAATAGCCGATGATGAAACCCGGAGCATCGAGGAACGGATTAGAGCCAGCGAACGCTCCGCACAGCTCGACCGGCAACTGCTCAACGAGCGGAAGGCAAACGCGAGCGAGGCGCTCCGGATTCAGCGCGAGCAGAACAAACTAGCAGAGGCAGCGGGCACCATTACGGACGAAGAGCGGACAAAGGCAGCCGAACTGCAGGCGGAGATATTCGAGATTGAAACGGAATCTCTGAGACTGCGTAAACGGCTGCAGGCAGAGCTCCAGGGTTTGCGTGCTGCAGCCGCGGCGGAAGAACAGGCGCGCCTGGAAGAAGAAGAACGGAAACGGAGGGTGGCGGAATCGGCCGAACTTACCGCTACGGCTACGGCACTAAACGCCAAGAAAAACACCACCCTGCAAATAGAGCAGGAAACGAAGAACGCACAGCTCGTTATTACCCAGGACTACCTGGCGAAAGAGGCAGACGCGGAGAAATACGCGGAGCAACAGCGCCGCGAACGGAGGCAGGCGGAACTAGAGGACTTCGCGAAGCGGGCACGCACCCGCCTAGCTACCGCTTCCAGGTTTGCACAGCTCACCCTACAGACCACGGAGGCCCTGGCGGAGGTATTCGGTAAGCGGGACGAAAAGCGCGCCAAACGGTGGTTCAACATTAGCAAAACCGTATCCCTGGCAAACGCTGTAGTAAACACCGCGGAGGGGATTACGGCGGCCCTCACAGACAAAACGCAGCCCACCCTCCTACGCATTGCGTCTACGGTGGCGGTAGCTGCTACTGGTGCGGCTCAAATCGCGACTATCGCACGCCAACAGTTCGAATCTCCAGGCGGCCCGCCACCACCTCCAGGAGCTACGGGCGACCTGGGGACCGCGGCACCGCCCCCACAGTTAGACCTCTCATTTATGGGGCAGGGCAGCACTACGGGCGGGTTCCGTTCGTACGTCCTAGCCTCAGACGTTAGCAATGCACAACAGGCAAACCAAAGAATCGCGGACCAGGCCGCACTAAATCCATGAACGTATACGAGCTCATTATCGACACGGACGCCGAAGCGTTCGGCATCCAGGCCATTTCTTTAGTGGAGGAACCGGCTATAGAAAAGGATTTCGTAGCACTGTCGGAAGAATTCCGGTTTAAAGCTATCGATGAAGAAAAGCGCCTGGTAATGGGGCCCGCCCTCATTCCAGATAAACCAATCTACCGCCACAAGGACGGCGAAGATTTCTATATCCTGTTTAGTAAGGACACGGTGCGCCAGGCTATGGAGCTCTATTTTCAGGCAGGCAACCAGAGCCGCGCGACCCTCGAACACGAGGCCCCGGTACAGGGTACTACGGTAGTGGAGTCTTGGATTGTGGAGGACTCCAAAAAAGACAAATCCGCGCTCTACGGTATGAATGTTCCACGTGGAACCTGGATGGTTTCGATGAAGATTGACAGCGAAACGCTGTGGAATGACTGGGTAAAGACCGGCCGGGTAAAAGGGTTCAGCATCGAGGGCCTATTTACGCGCCGCCAGGAAGCTGCAGCCCTTTCTTTTGAGCAGGCCCTAGAGAACGCGGTTTCTGAGATTGTCAATTCCCTGTCTTGAATTTCGTTATACCTACAAATCCTTTTTAAAATGGACGTAAAACAAAGAGTAGCGGAGATGTTCCTGAAGGCAGCCCAGGCCCTGGGCGCTGAAGAACAAAAGTTCGCGGTGGCAGCCCTGGAGGGTGGCCAAGAAATCCAGACCTCGGCCGAAGCGTTCGCCGTGGGTGTAGACGTGTATGTGGTGAATGACGAAGGCGAGCAAATCCCGCTCCCAGACGGTAACTACATGCTGGCAGACGGCACGCCGTTCGTGGTCCAGGGTGGCGTTATTGCTGAAATGGGTGAAGCTGAAGCTGTGGAGGAAGCAAAAGAGGAAGAACCCGTAGCTGCAGCGGAGGAAACGCTGACCCGCGAGGACGTCGCGCGTATGATTGATGAGGCGGTAGCGAAGGTTACCGAGAACTTCGCTCAACAGCTCCAGGAAAAGAACGAAGAAATCGCAAACCTGGCGAAGCAGCCCGCCGCCCAGGGCGTCCAAAAACTCGGCACCCAAAAGGCACGCCCTTCGGCCGCGGAACTCGCTACCCTCAGCGAGGCGGACCGGGTGCGTGTTTTGATGAGCTCTTACTAAACCTAAACCTTTTTTAAAAAATGGCAAACATTACAGCCGCAACGGGAACCTACGCTGGAAAGGCGGCCCTCCCGTACGTCACGCCTGCTATCATGGCAGCGGACACTATCGTGAACAATTGGTGTAACCTCGTTCCTAACGTGGTCGGTACGGCCGTTCTGCGGAAGTGGTCGGGCGCTTCGCTCCGGGCGCGTACGTGCGGATTCAACGGAGGCGCCGCTACCCTCGATGAGGTGATTTTGGCTACCACGAAACTTGAAATCAAATTGCAGCTCTGCAATTCAGATTTGATTGCTACGTGGGAGGCCGATATGATGCGCGATTCTCGCACGGCTCCGCGCGACACGAATGAGGCTATGCTTCGGTACGTCATTGCCCAGGCTGCAAAGGATATCGAAGTAGGTATGTGGCGCGGCGCCTACAACAGCGTAGACGGAACCACGTCGGGCGGAACGGCGGTTACCTACCTGAACGGGTGGCTCGCTAAAATCGTGGCTGCTTCGCCGACCGCTGAGAATGCTTTGGCAGGTGCAACGGACTCTACCACGGGTGCAACGGGTATTCTCACCCGTCTCGCAGCTCTGGCGGCAAAAGTACCGGCCGATATCGCGGGCGACCCGGATACCTTGCTGTACATGAGCCCTGCTATGAAGTCTCTGTACTACGCATCTCTCGGCTCTGCAAACGGTTCTCTCTACCTCCCGAACGAGCAGGTAAGCCAGTACGCTGGATACCGCATCGTGACCCCGCGCGGATTCCCCGCCGACACGTTCCTGTTCTCTAAGCCTGAGAACCTGGCGTTCGGTACGGACCTGAGCGGAAACGATTTCGCTACCGCTGCAGCTGTCGCAAACTTGAACGAGAGCACCCTCGAGGATGCAACCCGCGCAATGATTGCAATTACTGCAGGCTGCCAAATCGTGGACCACGATTCGTACGCTATCGCACGTCGCACCTCCTAACACGTAAAACATGGCCTGTACTATTACTATCTCGGGCCGTGGTATTCCGTGCCGGGATGCTATCGGCGGAATTAAAAGGGTATGGATTGGGGAATTCGATGCTACGGACTGGGGCACGGTTACGGCCGGAGCCCTGGCCGGGGCGGTAGCTCCAGGTTTGACTGTCTACGGGTTCGACGTAACGAAGAACTCTAGCAGCCTCACCCAGACCATTAACGCGAGCGCCGAATCTGGGAGCGTATTTTATTCTCAGGTGCTCGAAATCACTGTACCTAAAATTGAATCCGGAGTCTCCGCAGAAATTGCAGACCTGGTGAAGACTCAGGTAGTGGTTATTGTGGACACTATGAACGGCGACCGTTTGGTTCTCGGCCACACGAACGGAGCCCTGGTTACCGGCGGTACGATTGTCACGGGACAGAACCCCGGCGACCTGTACGGCTACACTTTGACCTTCACCGCGGAGGAAAAAGTACCGGCCCCAGGTCTTTCGGCTGTTACCAACATCACGTTCACCCCAGGCAACTAATGCCACAGCGGAAATGAGGAACGGCACCCCTTCGGGGGTGCTGTTCTATTTTAGGGCATTCCAACGTTATAGAATCGATGCTGTACCTAAACCCGAACCAGGCGAACCAGACCCTCTACCTGACCCTCCAGGAAGCAGCACGGGACTACCTGTACACGCACTACCTGTTTAAACTGGTAAACCGTACAACGGGTGAAGATTTCTATTTCGTAGCGGTTACCGATTACGATAATGAACGGTACACCGCGGTAGCTGTCGACACGAACGTAACGAATACGAATAACGTAACCCTGACAGACCCGGGGGATTATGATTATTTCGTGTTCGCACAAACGAGCAGCACGAACTTAGACCCGGCGAACGTGGCCGTGGCCGGTTTGATTGAGCGGGGAACCCTTCGCGTCCCTGGACCGGCCATTGCAACTTTTCCCACCATTACGCTAGAGGATAACGTTATCTACTATGAACCGTAAACTGCAAAACATCCCGGCAAAGGCGCCGAATAAACCGCTAGGTAGCGGGGTGCTAGGTGTAGACCTGGCGAAGTACGTGCCCGTTTCGCACGAGGAAAAACCCACGGACACGTTCGTAGAATACGGGGCAGATAATAAATACCCCCAGTACCTGGTAGACCTCTACCATGCGAGCCCTACGCATAACGCCCTGTGCAATACCATTGCCTCTATGATTTACGGGCAGGGGTTCGATTCGGACAGCCTGGAGGCGCGGTTATTGTTCGCGAAATGGGACCTGGAGGACGAACTGCGGAAGGCCACCCTAGACCTGAAGATTCAGCGCGGGTTCTACCTGGAGATTACCTGGAGCCTGGACCGTTCTGTGATTGCAAACGTGCGGCATTTGCCGTTTGAAAACGTGCGGTGCGGGGTGGCGGATGAGCACGAAACGGTAAACTGGTACTATTACGCGAAAGACTGGGCGAGCCGCGAGGAACCCCAGGCGCTGCCTAGGTTCAACCCCGAAACGAAAAACGAGCACCCGCTACAAATCCTCGCGGTGCACCCGTTCACGGTGGGTTCCTTTTACTACCCTAAGCCGGACTATATCGGGGCAATCAACTATATTGAATTAGAGAAAGAGATTTCGGTATACCACATTAACAATATCAAGAACGGCCTGGCGCCCTCGTTTGCTATCCACTTTGCAAACGGATTTCCAGACGAACAAGAACGCCGGAACATCCGTAATGATATCGAACGGGAAACGGCGGGCCCACAGAACGCGGGTAAATTCTTCATGACGTTCTCGGACACGCCGGAGCGCCGCCCAGTTATTGAGCCTTTCCCCCTTTCGGACGCGGACAAACAGTACCAATTCCTGAGCGAGGAAACCACCGCGAAAATTATGATAGGCCACCGCGTTACGAACCCGCAAATGTTCGGGGTAATGGTGGCCGGCAAACTTGGCGGAGGTTCGGAGATTGCGGAATCTGCAAACCTGTTTAACGAGCAGGTGGTAAACCCGGAACGGAAGGTGGTAATTGAGGCTGTGGAGAGCATGCTAGGAGCCTCAGGGGTGAAGGCGAAGGTGTACCCACGTGGTCAACAGGTGGCAGAGGCGAACGTTACACAGTCTTACACCGGAATCCAGGTAAGCAGCGCCCTGGAGATTGTGGCACGCGAGCAGCGCGGAGAGCTCACACGCGCCCAGGCTATCCAGCTTTTGGTTACCATGCTAGGTTTCCCGATTGATGCGGCGGAGGCTATGTTTCAGGAAGGGGTAGCCCTCGCTTCGGAGGCCGTGAACCTGGACGGGGCATTCGATTACCTGGCGGGATGTGGCGAGGAACTGGGCGACGAATGGGAGCTCATCGATACGCGAGAGGTAGACTACGATTTGGAGGACCTCCACGATTCCGCTTTTCAATTTGCGCGCGTTCTGCGAGGCAACCCAGGCGCCAACAGCGAACAGGATAGCGAAATTCTCCGGGTACGGTACGCCTACAAACCCAACACCGCGGACGAAAAAAGCCGCGATTTCTGCAGCCGCATGGTAAACGCCCTGAAGGTCTACCGAAAGGAGGATATTCTGGCTGCAGGTTCCCAGGCTGTGAACCCAGGATGGGGCCCGCGCGGAGCAGACACGTACAGCATCTGGTTGTACAAAGGCGGCGGAAGCTGTCGCCATTTCTGGGAGCGCCAGACGTACCTACGAAAGGACAATAAACTGATTTCTGTAAACGAGGCCCAGCGCATTATCCGGTCTCTGGACCCCAGCGAGCGGAAGGCGGTAGCTATCCCTACGAATGAGCGCAAAGTAGCCCAGCGCCCGCGAGATATGGTGAACCGCGGATTTTTGAAACCCCGAAACTTTAACACCCCCAGGTAATGGCTGAGGTACTTTTCGTTTCTCCGAACTACCTGAAAAAGGTAACCCAGCTGAACGGCTCAGTGGATGAGAACTATATCTCCCAGGCGGTAATTATCGCCCAGGATAAACACCTGCAGACCTACCTAGGCTCCGACCTGTACGATGCACTGAAGGCGCGCGTAACCGCCGGGACGGTCACCGGCCTGTACGCTACCCTCATGGACACGTACGTACGCAAGGCCACCGCCTGGTGGACCATGGTAGAGCTGTTGCCTACGCTCAATGTGAAGATTGAGAACGGCGGCCTAATGATTTACACGGGGGATAATAAGAGCGCGATTTCCACGAGCGACCTACACCGCGAGATTGAACGGTGCCGCGCGAACGCGCATTTCTACACCGCTCAAATGTATAAGTACCTCTGCCACAACACGGCCGGAATTCCTGAATACAGCACGAACACGCAAAACCGCCTGTGCGCTCAGCCGTTCGTCTACTATCAGAACGGGCTCACCTTTTCCCAGGGTGCCGGGAGGTATACCAGGAACCTAGAACTGTACTCTGTATGCTGACTAAAAAGCGCCGCAGCAATGCGGAGAAATTAGAAATCTGGCTGAACCGTGCAGGAGCAACTCAACAAGATAGAAAGGGCGGTAGTCCGCATCGAAACGAAGATAGACCACCACAAAGAGGGGCTAGATGACTTCGAGCGCCGCATCTCAAATTTAGAAAAGCGGTACTGGACAGCTCTAGGTGCCTTTGTTTTATCTATTCTTAGCTGGGCTAAATCCATGTTCTAAATGCGAAACCTTCGATACCTGGTACTTCACTGCAGCGCAACCCCCGAAGGGCGGCCGGTAACTGCAGCCGAGATTAAGCGGTGGCACAAAGGCAAAGGGTGGCGCGATATCGGCTACCATTTTGTAATTGAGCTCAGCGGTAAGGTGGTTCCAGGGCGAAGAATCGAGCAGGCGGGCAGCCACGTACAGGGGTGGAACGCGGAAACCGTCGGCATCTGCTACGTGGGAGGTACGGACCTGGATATGAAACCGAAGGACACGCTAAACGCTGCCCAAGAACACGCGCTAAAAAACCTGGTAGCTACCCTTCGAGCGAAGTACGGACCTATGGAGCTGTACGGGCACAATGATTTTACGGACACAAAAGCGTGCCCCTCGTTCAAGGTGAGCGAGCGCCTGCCAGGCCTGAAGATTGACGCCACCAAAACCCCGACCCTATTTTGAAACTGAAATACCTGAACCCTACGGTGTACCTCAGGGAGCACAACGAGAGCGCCGAGTGCCTATTTCTAAGTGATGTTCATTTCGATTCCATCCACTGCGACCGGGAGCTGCTCACCAAACACCTGGACCAGGCTTTAAAAAACGGCTCAGCCGTCTACATTTTTGGAGACTGGTTCGATTTAATGCAGGGCATGTACGACCCGCGGCGGAGCTACTCAGGATTGAGACCAGAATACAAAAGCATTACCTACCTGGATGATGTGGTAAATGACGCAGCGGAATACCTCGAGAAATACAAATCTGTGCTGCAGTTCTTGGGACGGGGTAACCATGAGACCAACATAGAAAAGCGCTTAAGCACGTCGCCCCTGGACCGGCTCGCCCAGCTGCTAAACGCGAACGTAACGGTAGGGCCGTACGCGGGGTGGCTTTTGTTCCGGTTTCACATCTCTACCACCGTCCTAACAAAACGAATCCACTTCCACCACGGCTACGGAGGCAGCGCGCCCAGGTCGAAAGGGGTGCTAAACGTCGATATAGACCAGAAAGAATGGCCGGACGCGGACCTAATCGTGAGCGGCCACACGCACCAGAAGTGGCACGTGCCTATCTCGGTAGAGCGCATTAACCAAACAGGCACAATTAACGAGAGCACCGTTCACCACATCAAGCTAGGCAGCTACAAAAAGCTAGACCGCCGCGCGGGGTGGGAGGTGGAGAAAGGATTTGCCCAGCCGCGCCTGGGCGGGTGGTGGGTTCGGTTCGAGGTAACCCAGTACCCCCAAAAACGCGTTCATATTCACGTGCTCGAAGCACAATAAAACCCCTAACATGTGGCAGTTCGTAACCGAAAACTGGGCCGTATTGGTGCCCGCCTTCATTCTGTTCTGGGACGTGGTAGCAAATTTGACCCCGTCGGACAAAGACAACAAGATAACGAGCTTCCTGAGCCAGGCGGTAAACTACCTGGTAAAGGACCGGCGGAAATGAAGGAAATTCTAGGAACGATTTTAAGGGGCCTAGATTTAACCGAAATCTTCAAGACCAAGGGAGACCTTCGGCGGTGGTCCGCGAAGCGAACTATAGGCGGTTTAATTGCGTCTACAGCCTGTTATGTGATTATGGAGGACGGGGTAAGCTGGGAGGCGGTGGTATTGTGTGCTATTTCTGTGGTGCCATTGTGCCTTTCGGTGGCGGGGGATTAACTTCGCCCCAGGGTTGATGAATGCGTTGCATTCGGGCCGAAATTGTTTGATAGCTGAAGGGGCCCTGGAACGCCGGGGCCCTTTCTTTTGTCCAGGTAGGGAAAAAAAATAGCGCGAAAGTTTGGAAGTGTATACCCCGGCGCCTATCTTTGCCCACATCAAACACACCGGACCATGAACTACGATTCTACCCCAGCGCTCGAAATGAGCAAAGAGAGCACCATTACCACAAAGGAAGCGGTATACCTCAATAGCCTGATTCTAGATTTACACTGGGCTACGGCTGAGCTGTACCGGAAGGATTACAAAAGTTTCGAGGACCGGGACGAACTTTTTGACGCGGTGGAGCGTATACGGGTGAAGTTTCACAATGCTACACAGGCCCTCTGTACAAACAAAACCCGCCCCTAAGGGCACAACCTTCAAACAATGGACCCACAGTACCTAATCCTGGAGCGCCAGTACCAGAACTTGCAGCGCAAGTACGACAGAGCGCACGCCTTTATCGAGGACGTACACGCCAACAGCATCGATTTCGTTTTCTGCGTGAAGGCCGAACGGACCTTACACGTGCTTAAAGACACTGACTATTAACCCTTAAAACCTTTTTAATTATGGCTATTATCAAACAGTTGCAGGGAATGGGAACCTATGAATCCCAGTACGGAACATTCTACAAATTCGAGGCGACCCTCGATGATGGACGGATGGGTGAGGTATCTACCAAAAAGCCGGACACGTGGAAAGTGGGAGACACGGTAGAGGTAGAGGCTACCACCGGGAACTACGGTACCAAATTCAAGTTCAAAAAGCCGGAGCTCCAGGCGCGGCCCCAGGACAAAAGCACGCAGAGCCGCATCGATGCATCCTGGGCTATCGGGCAGGCTATTTCGGCGGGTTCACGGAGCCTGGACGAAATCGAGGAAACGGCGAAGGCCCTGCTAAAACTCAGGGATAAAATGCTAGAGGATGGGACGCCCAATAGCTGACACACCCAACACGCAAACGGATTTCCGCATGTACTGGAAGTCCTCACCGTTTGCTAACTTTTCCGGCCTCAAACGCATTTCAGGAATGACCACAGATGAAACTCATGAATGGATTGAAAAATACGAAAGGGCACTCTCCGCTAGAGCTGCTAGTTCTGAAACATCACAAGAACACGGAGGAAGCGAGTAAGCGCCTAGGGGTAACCGCCCAGGCGTTTCGGTCCTGGTACCATGCCGCACCATCTAACTTCCTGAAGTACGTACGAGAGTACCGGGAAATGACCGGAGCGAGCTACGAAGAAATTACCCAGGCGGTAACAGACGCCGAACGGTACCTGACACAATGCAACACGAACTGACCGGCATTTGGATACCGGCGCGCGTGTGGGACTTAAAAGGGCGCACCCTCAGGGAGCGCCTTTTTTTGGCCCTCGTTTCCTCGTTTGAGGATACCGGCAGAGGCTGTTACGCATCGGACGGGTACTGTGCCGAGTTCCTGGAATGCACGGAGCAACAGGTACGCAAAATGCGAAAGGCCCTAACAGATGCTGGGTTGCTTCATCTAACCGGGTACGGGAAAACGCGCGTACTTCAGCTGGGCCCAGAAGTTCCCCGCGGCGGAATCGAGCCAGGGACGCGCGGACGGCCGTCAAAACCCGCGCCTGGAGGCGCAATTAAAGCAGAAAGTTGCGCCCGGAAGCGCGAAAAGTTGCGCCCTGAGGCGCAAAAAGTTGCGCCTGGAGGCGCACAGATAATAAAGAGAGATAATAAAGAGGATAATAAAGAGAATAACACAGTGGTGATGCCGTTTGAATGCGCGGAATTTTTGGAGATGTGGAGCACCTGGAAACAGGAACGGAAGGAAAGAGGAATCCGGAGCTACACCGCGCGCGGAGAACAGGCAGCCCTTCATAACTTGCAGACGCTATCAAAACAAGACTCACATGCAGCTGTCAAAATCATTCAACAGTCAATCGCTAACGGGTGGCAGGGACTCTTTCCCCTCAGAGAGCAGCCTAAGCGTTCAAATTTCAACCTGGAAACAGTCGCTAGCTGGGCTAATAGCTGACCCAGGGGCGGCGCTCATGCGCACCCCAGAGCAGATACACCGCGAAGGGGTAACGGTGAGCCAGGCGAATAAAGCGGACCGGCCCGCCTTGCGCCTGCTCCTTTTCCGCGAACTGGTAAAGCTCACCAGGGCGGTAATGGTGAAAGCCACCTACGAAACAGAGGAAGATTTTAAGCAGGCGGTAGATGATATTATCGCGGCGAACCCTTCGCTGAAGGTGGAGGAAATTCTACTGGTCTTCCAGAAAATCCGGTTCGGAAAGGTGGAGCTGTACGGCCGCCTGGACACCCCCACCATTTGCAATGCGATATCGCAGTATGACGGCGAAACGGTGGCAGCCTTTCGCGAGGCGCACCACAGAGAGCAGGAACAAGAATACCAGGGAGCGGCTCGCTCGTTCCGGGAGATTATCGATTCACTCCCAGAAGTGCGGCCCACCTTTGCGGAGATTCTCGCAAGGCGCTCTAAATTGACCCCCGAACAGCGCGCCGAGATAGCGGCCCGCGACAAAGAACGCAATGCCCACACCCCGCCAGAAACTGGTAGCGAAGTTGGACCAGGTATTTAGCCAGTACGTACGGTTGCGTGCGACGGACTCCGACGGTTACGGGAGCTGCTTTACTTGCGGCTCCCGTCGCCACTGGAAAGAGGTAGACGCGGGGCATTTTATCACCAGGGCAAAGTTTAGCACCAGGTGGTACGAGTTAAACGTTCAGTTTCAATGTAAGCAGTGCAACATGAACGGAGGGAGGCAATACGAATTTGGGCGCAACCTAGACGCCCAGTACGGCGAAGGAACCGCGAATGATATCC